GCTGAGAAAGAGAGGAAGAAGAAGGAGAAGGAGTCTCAATCATAGTATTTCTAACCCCAATTGTTCCTATATCTTCTGCCGTACCATTGGCTGGTTGATCTTCTTTAAAGGTAGGTCTTGCTAGAGTATGACTATGAGGAATGATAGTTCCAGGTGGTGTTGAGACAACTACGTCTGCACAGATAGCAGCATAGGGAGATTTTGGATGGAACATGATCCCTTTTTGCATGAGCTCACCACAGTTCTTCAATCTGGCGATCTCAAAGTCTAGTCTCTTGTTAGCAGTAATCTGTGCTTGCTGTGCTATTTGTGTTTGGGCAGCTTCTTTACATAGTCTTTGTAATTTTTTATCAAGTGGTAAAGAGAAGGTAGCAGAGAGACCAATATTAAAGTTATTATTAGCACTCATATCAGTACGTACTGGTTTCTCCCATACAACTTGACCTGGATTATCTGGTACACCATCAGGACCATCTACTTCCATTTCGATTTGCATACTGGCACCATCTTCATAATAACGAACTGGATTCTCATCATCATCTAGCATGATACTTCCATCAGGATTGGTTCTAACAGAATTATTATACCAGTTTTGTTCGATAGTTATAGGATCTCCATTAGAATCAGTAAGGATATCACCCATCGTACCATCAGCATTGTTAGGACCTCTCGCGTATCCATCATACCAAGGGTAGTTCTTTACAGTAACAGTTTGTGTTGTAGTACGTCCAGTAAAGTCGTTGTTATTATATTGTGGTTGCATATAAGTTCTTTCAAATGGATCCTTCCATGAGTTACTGTACTGGATATAAGGAGTCGCATTAAAAGTAGGACCTTGACAACTAATCTGGTTGCCATAGGTGTTAGTTATGTAAGGACCTTGGAGCACCTGTATGGCTTGATTGGTTACGGACCCAGAGGAGTTCGCAATCGGATTAGCAGTCGCTGAAACACCACCTACACTTTCCGCATACGCAGGGATTGCATTGGCACTTAGGGCAAGTAGTAGGCATAGTTTCCTTCCTATTGTGTAAAGACGCTTGTTGTATCTGTTACGCTTTCTATCACAGTTGTACGTTGTATGATCGTCTGGTTGGTCATACCGGGTCCTTGATATGATTGGGAAAATTGAAATGCTCCCCCAGGTTCTGATATTGTATAACTTCCTGCTGTATCCATATCTAGTGAGTCGAAGGAGCTCGTTAATACACCGGTTGCTCCGTCGGTTGCTCCTGAGCTTCCCGTTGTTGGGGTTATTGATACCGAACTTGAATTGACATCGGGGTTGATTGGATTCCCGTTGTTGTCTATTCCTACTCCTGTTACTGAATACTCCCATCCTGTCCTATAGTCAATTGAATTAATAGTCTCTGTCACGGTTGAGTTTGTTTCCGTGTGGGTAGTCATCGAGCCTTGTGTAAAGTTCGGGACCACGGGGACTGCCCTAGCAGCAGTCCCGTAACTTAATAGCAAGAATAAAGGGATTAACCTTTTCATGATCTATTAGTTGATTGACAATTCGGTCACAAATTGTCCTGTAGCTACTGTACCAGCTCCACCAGCCGTTACAGTCAAAGCACCTTGACTTGTGACAGTACCAGCTAAGTCGCCAGCACTTCCAGCAGCAGTAGATAACTGATCACTATATGCCGATACATCACCAATGTCTGGTCCACTTGTATCAAGTGCATCCCCTTGAGTGAATGCTTGAGTAAAGCTAAACGATTCGCCGGGGTCATCTTGTACTGCGGCAATAGTACCAGGAGCATATACACCACTAGTTATAGTACCAGCACTAACGGTGTTAGCAGTGGTTCCATCAGTTGTGTCTACATTATTTCCAGTGATACTAAATGAAGATCCAATTCTCTTCATTTGAGTTGCAGCAGCATTGACTTGGAGTTGAACACTAGATGTCATTCTTGATGTAATATCGGCACGAGCCGCCAAGGGAGTTGCCGCCATCGCTAACATAATGAAAGGAATAATCCTCTTCATATTTTTATAGATAATATACCGTACTCTATTTAGTAAATTTACTTATAATGCATCTGTACCATGTTGGTTAGCATACCACTACAACTAGTGGCACAGGGCATTGCCATTTCCTTAACATTCCTTTATAATAAATAAATCGGCGGGTTAACCGTCCATATCTTACCTCAAACCAAGACCATGGGGATTCCCGGAAGGGATTAGTCTTATCATACAAGTAAACATCGCACTCATTTTTCAATGACTACTCTGTCACAACGCCAGAGCAGCCCGCTTAAGAACTGGGACGAGTTTTGTCAGTGGGTTACTTCCACTAACAATCGCTTATACGTTGGTTGGTTCGGAGTCTTAATGGTTCCATGTCTTCTAACTGCGGCTACTTGTTTCATCATAGCGTTCATCGCTGCTCCTCCTGTCGATATCGATGGGATCAGAGAACCAGTTGCTGGTTCACTTCTATATGGTAACAACATCATCTCTGGTGCTGTCGTTCCATCTTCAAATGCAATTGGAATGCACTTCTATCCCATATGGGAAGCCGCTACTCTAGATGAGTGGCTCTATAATGGAGGTCCATACCAGTTAGTAATCATGCACTTCCTTATTGGTATCTGTGCTTACATGGGCCGCCAATGGGAACTATCGTATCGTCTGGGTATGCGCCCTTGGATCTGTGTTGCTTATTCCGCGCCCGTCTCAGCTGCCTTTGCTATCTTCCTCATCTATCCTTTCGGACAAGGAAGTTTCAGTGATGGTATGCCGCTGGGGATATCGGGAACGTTCAACTTTATGTTTGTCTTTCAGGCGGAACATAATATCCTCATGCATCCATTCCATATGGCCGGTGTCATCGGTATGTTTGGTGGCTCTCTCTTCTCTGCTATGCATGGTTCACTCGTTACCTCATCTCTCATTCGGGAGACGACAGAAAACGAGTCACAGAACTATGGATATAAGTTTGGACAAGAGGAAGAAACCTATAACATCGTCGCTGCTCACGGGTACTTCGGTCGCTTGATCTTCCAGTATGCTTCGTTTAATAACTCAAGAAGTCTTCACTTCTTCCTTGCTGTCTTCCCAGTCGTTTGTGTCTGGTTAACATCAATGGGTATATCAACGATGGCATTTAACCTCAATGGATTTAACTTCAACCAATCAATACTAGACTCGTCTGGTAGGGTGGTTCCGACATGGGCAGACGTGCTCAACCGGGCAAACCTAGGTATGGAAGTTATGCACGAGCGTAATGCTCATAACTTCCCGTTAGACTTGGCAGCTGCTGAGACTACAGAAGTTGCACTTGTTGCTCCTGCTATAGGTTAATCACAACTGAATACTTTTAAAAGACCCTAAATTAAATTAGGGTCTTTTTTAATGCGTGGATTTAGACGAGCAAATAAAATTGGGTCACCTCTTATTGGAAGAGAGGAAGTGTAGAGTGTGTGGTAAGCAAAAAAATTTGCTTAATGGTTATTATCGTGTGCGTAAAAATATGAATCTTCTTTCTTCTTATTCTTATGAGTGTAAAGAATGTACCATAAAGAGAATACAAGAAAGAAGAAAGAATAATATTCCTTCTAAAAAGGTTGACTGGACATATCCTGATTGGTAATGTATGATAATAAAAAAATTCTGTAAGTATGGAGCAACCAATTCTTCAAGGAAAAGTAAAGTCGGTATATGATGTGCCGGGAGAAGCTGATAAAGTAACTATTCAGTTTCATGATAAAGTAACTGCATGGAATGGGAAGCAGGTAGAATACCCACCAGAGAAAGGTAAGGTATGTTGTCTCATCTCAGCACTTCTTTTTGAGAAGTTAGAGAAGTTGGGTATTAGAACTCATTATCTCGGTACTGAAGGACTTGATACTTTATTGTGTAGAAAACTTACTATTGTACCAGTAGAAGTGATCGTTAGAAATATTGCGGCAGGTTCTATTGTTAAGACAACTCATCTTAATGAAGGAACACTTATCAATCCTCCTATAGTTGAATACTTCTTAAAGGATGATGAGAAAGATGATCCACTCCTTACTTACGATAGGGTAAGATTAATGGGGATTGACCCCGCACCTATGAAGGAACAAGCACTGGAGATTAATTATCAGTTGCAATCTTTATTCACTTTGATGGGTATTGATCTTGTTGATTTTAAGTTAGAGTTTGGATATGATGTTCATGGGGATCTCTATCTTGCTGATGAAATGTCACCTGATAATATGAGACTATGGAAGAGAGGAACCAAAGAAAGATTTGATAAGGACTTGTTTAGAAAGGATGAAGGTGATATAGTAGAAGCATACAAGTACATCTTACAACACTTACGACAGTTTGCTTAATTATGTGCATTTACAATGACTGCAAGATTGTTATCAATCTTAATAGCCTGGTTAAGGCAAGACCATGTGGAGTTGATCTAGCAGACGAGCACGTAGATAATATTGCGAATGATTTGAGAAAGAGAATGACATTTGATTCTCTCTTTGGGCAGGTTGATACTGCTATCTGGGAGTATGCAGATGAGTGTGGTATTGATTTGAGTGATGATGAAGAGTGTCAGTCTTTTGGATTCCAGATCCCACAGTATGGAGACACTCAACCTAAACCAGGACGTGAAGAAGAGTTGAATAGAATAGAGAAAGCGAAGAAAGAATTTGAGATGGTAGATTTGGTTTCACCTTCTTGGACTATTCAAGTGCCACGAAGAAAAAATAAATAACAAAAACGGAGATTGTCAATGGAAGAAAATCCATTTTGGGGTGAACCCACTCCCACAGATCTTTGGGATGATATGGACAAACTCAATACCCTTTACGAAGAATTGTGTTGGGACCATACTGATTACTTAGAATTTGCTATCGAAGGTAATCATATAACTATCAGAAACAAATCTAGGGAGGGAAGATAATGGAAGTAATATTACCAGACGATGATGCACCAGTGTGTATTAGGGTTCCATTAGAGGACATGACTGCTATTCTTACGCAGTTATGGAAGTCTCGACAGACAGAACCTCATATTGGTGAGTTATATGAAAAATACAAAGCAGTGATACCAGAATGAAAATTACTAAACAACTTCTTAAGGACATAGAAGAAGCTCTTGATATGAGAGGGAAGGATGGAAATCCTATTTGGGAAGATGGGGATGAGGTGGAGGTATGTATTGCTGGTGTTTATAAAGCAGATAAGTTTATTACTCTCTTAAATAGAACTAAAAATCCATATAAAGGTTCTATTGCTAGATCTAATAACCATGATTGACACATCTTGGAGTTCTATTAGAATTGCTATTGTGTTGGTTATGGCTGTTGTGTGGTTTTATCTTTTAAACGTTGAACTTAGGAGTAACGATGATGAATGAGTACATAGGAACAGTTGTGCTGTTGGGTCTGGGTATAGTAGTTACTTACTATCAATCCCAATGGTATAAGTATGACCCTGACAAAGATTTCTAGAGGACTTATTAATGAACAAAGAATTCACAGACTCACTCGAAGCGAAAGGTTTTTTTTATAACAAAGGTAAGGAGTGGTGGCAACGTACTTGGAGGACCCATACTCCTGAAGGTGAAGAGAGGTGCTTAGAGGTCTTTAAGGAGGGGGATGATGGGGAATGGAGCTCTATCATGTATGGAGATGGTGGTGGCATCTTTTATGAAGAAAAGGTGGGTGAAAAGAAATGACTTCTGAAGAAGAATTGATTGCGCAACTTTTTTCTATCACTGATGAATTGGGTGGAACCATGCAAAGATTGACAACTGCTGATCATTCTGGTAGAACATCTAAAAAGGTTGTCATTGAATACAACGTTAAACAAAAAGGAGAGGAATCATGAATGTGAAAGACTATCTCTGGTATCCTTATCTAGAGTATCAGAAACAATGTAAGAAGGAAGGGAAGGAAGATACTATTACCGAATGGTTAATTATTACTGGTAAGATTCCTGCTCCACCTAAAAAGGTAATAGGAGATTCAACAGAGGAGGTAAAGGTAACACCTAAAAAAGTAAAGACACAATCAAAGACAAAAAGACAAGCACCTAAACCAGCATGGGGGAAAAAGAAATGACTGAAGAAAAGAAAGAGAAGAAGAATACTTCTTTGAAAGAGAAACCAAAGTATCCACCAGAGGCATCAGGACCAGGTTCTCCCCTCTCTGATGCAACCGGTTCTCCTCTCTCTGATGCAAGTGTCAAAGGTTTTTATACCGAGACAGAATCTTATCTAGATTTTTTATCACTTTACTAAATAAAATTTTTAAATAACCGATGTCCGAATTCCAAAATTTCACGGTTTATTCCCGTGATGGTTGTCCTTACTGTGACAAAATACAACAGGTATTACAGCTTGCTGAATTAAGGCACGTTATATATAAACTCGATAGGGACTTTGATCGACCTAGTTTCTATTCACAGTTCGGTCAAGGTTCTACCTTCCCTCAAGTAGTTTTAAATGGCGATAATCTTGGGGGATGTACCGAAACAGTACAGTACCTCAAGGAAAATAACTTGGTCTGATGCGAGATGATTTTGACAATGTATATGAATTGGTAGAGCATGCCATAGAGTATGCCTTTGAAGGAAAGATGACTCTCAAGTTTTACGAGTTCTTAAAATATCGTAAGACTACAAAGTCTGAGGTGGATGCTTTTCTTCAGAGTTCTACTGCTAAAGAACTTGCTGATGAAGTATTAGAACTCAAAGAGTATATCAAAGGAGGTCGTGATAGTAATCATCAACAATTGCGTGAGGCATATGGACACATTCCTAAACCACAAGCAAGAAAGATCATGAATTATTTGGGAGGTATCCTTGAGGATGCAGTGAGGTATAGTTATGACCGAAGACCAGGAAGACGCAAAAAAGACTCTAAATAATGACAAACCTCTGGAGATTAACAGAGGGGTGGAATTATTGTTACGTAATAGGAGGAAGAAACCGGACAAGCCTAAAACCTTTCAGGTAAAGTTTGGAAAGTTAATTTCTCTTTGGAACAGAGAAATTGTTTTTCATCTTAATGTTTACCTGGACATTAGAAAAACATAGCACTCTGGAGAAGAACCATGGAAACGACCATAGTAACTTTAACTCTGACAACAGTAGTTTCATTCCTTGCATTAATAGTCGGAGGTATGATAGGATGGTTAGCAAGGCAGCATTCTTATGAAACCACACCTCAAATAGTGTATACTCATCCAGAAATGTTTGATGAAAATGGACAATTAGTTCCTGATGAAATTGTAGCAGTACGTTTTGAAAATTATGACACCGACACCGAAGAAGACGACGACTAGGACTCGGAAACCTAAGCATAAGCCTTCAGTAACAATTAAAGCAAAGGCTCCTCAGAAGACAGTTCCTATTGGTTCTTTACCTACCAATCCTTTTGTTCATGAGGTATTAGAACTTGCTTCAAGTCAAAGGGCTAATGCTAGAAAAGTAGAAGCATTGAAAAAATATGAAGAGGATGCCGTCAAAGTAATTCTTAAGTGGAATTTTGATGATAATATTGTAAGTGCTGTACCTGAAGGAGAGGTCCCCTATGGCGAGGAAGAGGATCAACTAGTATATACTGGTTCTTTATCAGAAAACATTGCTAAAGAGGCAGCAGGAGGGGACTCAGCGACTGCACAAGACATGGATGGTAGGGGACGAACTACTTTACGTAGGGAATGGAAAAATCTTTATCATTATGTGAAGGGGGGTAATGATGGATTGACAAGGACTCGTAGAGAAATGATGTTTATTAATCTTCTTAGAGGACTTCATCCTAAAGAGGCAGAGATATTAGTTCTTGTAAAGGATGGTAACCTTGAAGATAAGTATAAGATTTCTAAACAGAATGTGATGGATGCTTATCCTGCAATGACCGCAAACTGGGAGGTTTAATCTATGGGACTCGAAGTAAAGGGGGATATGATTAAAAAGGGGGAAGTTCAAGTGCCTGGTAAAGAAAAAAAAGAAGACGAAAACAAACTGAACCCTTCTGATTATTCCTGTGAGGTTCTTTTAGAGAAGACCACTCTGGAAACTGCTAATGATAAGAAGCTTCCTACGGATGCTTTTAATGTGACTTATCTTGTTGATGGGGAAGAACGTTTAGATGTGACTCGTTCTTCTAAAATGGCTAATGTTTTTGATTATTATTATGATAAGTATGGGAATGTAAAGAAGATTGATTATGGGTATGGAGGTGTTAATCCTAGTCAGTGGGGTTATAAACAACCAGAGAAAAAGAAGAGGAGGAAGGGATGAAGAGAGAGGAAGCGGAATTGCGGATGGAAATAGATGCCATCATTCGGGATGAGATTCAAGAAAATATAAACGAGTATGTGGAGCAGCAAGAGGATGCTGAGAAGAGTGGTGTGGGTTTTGTTGGGAAGGAAGATGAGGATACCTTGAAGGTTAGTATATCTAATCGCGAAATAGATAAAATTATTAAAGAATATAAGAAGGTTAAAAAATTTAAGAAGTCTAATTTGGGTCAAGTAAAGAAACTTGGTTTAGTTGATAAGCACGGGAGACCTTTGAATGAATCCTGATGACATTACTTTGATCAATACCTCTCAGCAGTTTGAGTATGAGAAATTTGCGAGGGAGATTGATGTGTGTGAGGATGTAGATGAACTTAGACAGATGTGTAAGTTTCTGATAAAATTAGAGATGAAAACCAGGGCAAATTATAGTGTGATGATACAAGATTTACTTCCAGATATGTCCGTTCCATCGGATAAATAAGAAAACGCAAATTTATTATGCCTCAAGATTATATTGATACTCAGGGTCTCAGTCCGAAGATGAGTCCTGAAGAGACGGCTAAATGGAAGGCAAAGGGTGGTGATAAGCAGAAGCATAAACCTATGGAGATTAAACCTCATAGGTTACATACTGATATGTTGGTCAAGGAATTAAAAATTCTTATCAATGAAGTATTGGATGAGAGAGAAGGTAAGATGGATTATGATTCTTACTTTGATACTGAGAAGTTTAAGTACCGTGTAGGGGAAGAAGAACCTCCCTATAGACCATGAGTATGCAGGAGATAGGATTAGAATTTAAATTCTATTATCCTGATGGTAATGAAAATGGATTTCAAAAGAAAGTACCTTGGACTGATGATGAGTGTATTTTAATTGCTTTAGATAATTGTCGTAATTTATGTGGACTAGATAAGACACAAGTGGAGCGTATCATCAAAGAGAGAATGGCTCCTCCTAAATTTTTTCCTAATCGCTTGTTAGAACAATGAGACTTGGCGTTATGTGTTCCGGCAATGGAACAAACTTTGAAAATATTGTTCGCACCTGTAGAGAAGATGAAGTTGTTGTGATGGTACACAACAAGAAGAAATGTGGTGCTTCCAAGAGAGCAGACAAATTAGGAATACCTCATACGAATATTAGTAGTAAGGATGAAAACCTTATCATTGATATTATGAAAGCATGGAAGGTGGATCTCATTGTGCTCGCAGGATGGATGAGAATAGTAACCCCAAAGTTAATCAATGCATTTCCTAATAGGATTATAAATCTTCACCCCTCAATGCTTCCAAAGTACAAAGGATTACATGCTATCGAAAGGGCACTAGATAGTGGTGATAAGATGACTGGTGTAAGTGTTCATTATGTCAATGAAGAATTGGATGGTGGGGAAATTATTATGCAATCAGAAGTTCCTATTCTGCCGACTGATGATTTGGATACATTAACTAAAGCAATTCAGAGAAGAGAGTATTATCTTTTACCCAAGGCAATTGAGTATGTTAAGCAAGGATTACAGACTTAAAGTAACAGAGATTGCTTGTCGGGTAAGGTTGAATCGAAAGACAACCCTAGAAGAAAGAATATGGATGCATAAACTTATAAATCACAATGCTCATGCTCGAAGTATTGTAGAATCTATAATGTGTCCGGATAAAATTGAAGATATGTGAAAACGGTATCCAATGTTACACAACTACTTGACTATATAGTATGGGTATGTTATCATATCCACATCGTTCAGCCCTTATGGGCCGCAAGTAAGTCGCGGAACGGATACGTTCATCCCTTCGGGGACGCAAACGACTAAAGGAACGGGCCTTAAAATCCAACTACTTTAGGAGTAAAACCATGCAAGTTACCTACCGTGGTGTTTCTTACAACACCAATGACAAGAAATCTTGTCAGAAGCAAGTCTCTGAACTCACATACAGAGGCGTCAAGCATACAGAGTCTAAGACTGTGTGTGCGCGGTGAAAGTCTTACTTGGACTAACTTTGAAGAAGGGCTTGATGCCCTTCTTTTTTTGTGCTAAAATTTTGATAGTTTCTAAATAATGAGAAACAAAATGGACAAAACAAAATTAAAACTCATTGTTAGAAATCTTAAACTGTTGGTAGATTCATTAGAGTCTGAGGTTTATTCAGATCTAGATGCTTATAAGTATGAAAATTATAACCAGTTTACGTCACCAATTAAAGACTATGATGAGGTCTTTGATGACGACGACGGATACCCCGATTGATTGGAGGGGAACGAAGGGATCTCTTAAATATAAAAAAGATTTTAAGAAAGAAGATATTCTCACTGACGATACAGGAGTTCATCAGGTAATGATGGAGTGGGAGAAGTCTTATATGGATGCGTTAGTCCGGAAGTTAAATCCTTCTGGTCATGTGTTAGAGATAGGATTTGGGCTAGGGTATTCAGCAACTGCCATTCAAAAATATAATATTAAGAGTCATACAATTATTGAGACAGATGCTGAGGTCTTAAATAGATTAAGAGTATGGGCTGCTGAACAAAAACATCCAGTTAATATCATAGAAGGATCGTGGCAGCAGAAGTTACCTAAGATTACTGCACGTTTTGATAGTTTTTTCTTGGATGACTATCCTACGGTTCAATATCCAGACCCTAATAATCTTAGAATTTTTAACTTTTATAAGTTAATTATGAAGAACAATGTTAAGAAGAATTCTAGATTCACTTGGTTCTGTGGACAACATCAGATAGTTTGGCCTTCTTTTAGCTGGACAAAATGGGAATGTGAGGAGTATAATATTACTATTCCGGAAAGGGTTACTTATCTTCGATCAACTGATACCTTGCGTTTACCTTTAGTTACTTTTACACAAGACAGTCCTTTAAATATACCTTCTTCAATTTTTAAAAGATTTATAAATGAAAGACAATCAACAAATTAAACTTGTAAGTGTTACTCCTGATGCTGAGAAGACAATAGCATATGTGGCACGTGTTAGTAATCCTGCGAACCAGGAGAATGAGAAGTTCGCTGGTCTCTTAAGGTATTGTATTCAACATGGTCACTGGAGTGTCTTTGAGCAGGCATTCATGACGGTTGAGATTAATACTACTAGAGGTCTTGCCGCACAGATACTTCGACACAGATCATTTACATACCAAGAGTTCTCTCAAAGGTATCAGGATGTCTCTCATATTAGAGAGGACATTCCTTTGCCTGAACTTCGTAGTCAAGATTTAAAGAACAGACAGAATAGTGTGGATGATGTAGATCCAGTAGTAGTGGCGAAGTATAATGCTAAGATGAGAAAACATTTTGATGCATCTATAGATCTCTATAAAGAGATGCTTCATGATGGTATAGCAAAGGAGTGTGCGCGGTTTGTGCTTCCTCTTGCCACACCTACACGTTTGTATATGACTGGTTCAGTACGTTCATGGATACATTATATTGAATTACGTTCTGCTCATGGCACCCAGAAAGAGCATATGGATCTTGTAGAGAATGTTCGTAAGGTTTTCGTTCAACAGTTCCCTACTGTATCTGAGGCATTATCGTGGGGGAATTAGAGACTTATAAAGTCATTGATAATTTTCTCCCTTCCTTATTGTTTAATGAGATAAAGAGCACAATTGTTTTTAACATTTCTTTTCCTCTTTTTATTTCTACAGGGGTGGTGGCTGAAGATTCGGAAGAATATTCTTTAAATAAAAACTCCTGGAATTATTATTTTGTTCATCTACTTTATTATGATCATAAACCATACAGTCAGTTTTATGAAGAATTATCTTCTAGATTTCTTCCTTCCCTTTATGAGAAGTGCGATCTGAAATCTTTAATGAGGATGAAAATAAATTACTATCCTCATACCGAAACTTTAAGAGAACATGGGAAGCATCAGGATGATACCTATAGTCATAAGGCAGC